AAATACAATCACTTAGATATGTTGCCAGAGTTAGCATTCAAACCAGTAGGCAAACGCATGACGTTAGAAGGTGGCGGTGGTGGTCAGTCACAACAATCACAAACAGGTATTGACCCAATACTTAAACCTTACGTTAGCTATGGCTTACAAGAAGCTAAAAATCTATATCAAGGCTCTAGTCCTCGTTATTACGAAGGTCAAACATATGTAGCGCCATCTGCTAATACTCAAGCAGCTCTAACAGCAGCAGGTAATCGTGCTATGGCAGGTAATCCATTGTTACCGGCAGCACAGCAACAACAACAAGCTGTTATTAGCGGTCAATACCTACAAAATAACCCATACTTTAATCAAGCTCTTGCTGGTGCATCACAAGGTGCAACACAAACCTATATGGATGCAATTAAGGCTGCCCAAGGTGGCGCATCAATGGCTGGTCGTTATGGCTCTGGTGTAAGTGCTGACATTCAAAACCGCGCTGCTAACACATTATCAAACACATTGGCTAACAAGTATGGTGATTTAGCTTATCAAAACTATGCTGCTGAACGTGGTAGACAAGAGGCAGCAGCAATGGGCGCACCGGCATTGGCTAACGCTGACTACACAGACATCAATCAATTGCTTAAAACTGGTCAAGCGCAAGAAGACTATGCCAACACAGCACTACAGGCAGACATTAATCGCTTTAACTATAACGAGAACTTGCCAACTGCTAAACTTAACCAATACGCTCAATATTTATCTGGCACACCTCAAGGTTCTACTACTACAAGCACATCAAGTGGTGGTAAAATAGTATGTACCGCAATGAACGAGGCTTATGGCTTTGGTTCATTCCGACAAGCTATCTGGTTGCAACATTCTGCTACGATGCCAAATGCTAAGGCGATTGAGAAGGGCTATCACACATTATTCTTACCTGTCGTAGCCTATGCCTTCAACGGTACACCAAATGCGCTTAGAAACGCTGTAAGACGTGTTGCAGAGCATATTGCACGTCATCGTACTGCTGACTTGTGGAAAGAAATGCGTGGTAAGAAACGTGACCCACTAGGTCGTATCTATCGTGCAATCATAGAACCTATTTGCTACGTTGTTGGCAAGGTAAAGGGAGCTTAATATGGGTCAATTAGCTGTTCCAATGATGATAGGTGCTGCCGTAGGTGGTGGCACAAAATTACTCCAAGGTAAAGGTCTTGGTAGTATTCTTAAAGGTGCTGCTTTAGGTGGGGCAATGGGTGGTGCTACTGGTGGATTGATGGGTGCTGGTGGTGGTGCTGCTGGTGCTACTGGTGGAACTGGTACTGCTAGTCTTGGTAATGCTACTGAAGGTTTATTATCTGCAAGTGGGTTACCTTCATTTGCTGATGTTGGTGGGCTTTCTTCTATCTCTCAAGGTGGTAGTGCTATGGGGGCATTAAACAATGCTGCTTTAGCTGAAGGCACAACTGGACTAACTAGCGGATTAATTCCAATAATGAATTTAGCTAACTCAACACCTGCAATTTCACCATCTATGCTTGATACGCTAAAACAATATGGCACGATTGATAATCTACAAGGTGCAGCACAGGTAGCCAGTATGTATCAACCACAGCCAATGCAAGCAGCACCAGCAGGTCGTATTGAAGTTGGTCAAGCACCTACAGGGGCAATCTACGATGAACTACGCAAACTAGGTTATACAATGCCAAAACGTAGAGAAACAAATTTTAGCTTGATAGGATAATATATGGCAAACGGATTATTAGATTATTTAAGTGGCTTTGGTGCTACACCACCAGAGTATTTGGGCGGTCTGCTAGGTCAAGAGGCTGTAGACAAGTTAAAAGGTCGTGCAGCTACTACTGGTATCGCTAACGCTGTATTAGGCTATCTAGCAGCACCTAAGAATCAAAACTTAGGATTAGGTCGTATCATTGGTCAGTCGCTACAAGCAGGTATGCAAGGCGCACAAGGTGTCTACGATACTGCTACGCAAGATTATTTGGCTGCACAAAAGATTGCTGACTTACAGCGTAAACAAGCTCAACAAACTCAATTGCAAGGTATGCTTGCTGGGATTACTGACCCAAATGAGCGATTGGCTGCTGAACTTGCACCTGAACAATATGTAGCTGCTAAATTTAAACCACAAAAATCATTTAATATACTTACTCCAGAACAAACTACTGCATATGGTTTGCCTACTGATAAAGGTCAAAGGTATCAAATGACTGAATCTGGTGTATCTTTAATTGGTGGTACTGAAACAAAAGAAAGTCCTGCTACTACTTTAGAAAAATTGCAAACATACAGAGAGACTTTAGTTAAAGCAAACCCAAAAGACCCAAGAATTAAAAGTGTGGATGCTGCCATCAATAAAGAAGCAAATTTTGCTCCTGCTATTCAAGTAAATTATGGCGCACCACAAGCAGGTGTTGATGCAAGTGGTAATCCTGTATTCTTCCAACCATCTAAAACTGGTGGCGCACCACAAATAGTTTCTGGTGTTGCTCCATTACGTGAAGAAAAAGCACCTACAGAATCACAAGCTAAAGCATCAGCATTTGGCAGTCAAATGCAATCTGCTAGTCAAGAGTTTGCACAACTACAAAAAGAAGGATTTACTCCTAGCGCAACAACGTCACAAGCACAAGTTGAATTAGCAGGAACTCCATTACGAGTATTTGCTGACCCATTAGCACAAAGAGCGCAACAATCTCAAGAACAATGGGCTGAAGCATATCTACGCTATAAAACAGGTGCAGCAGCAACAGAAGGTGAAGTAAAACGTAATATTAATACTTATTTCCCTAAAATTGGTGAAACTGACCCTAAAGTAATTGACCAAAAAGCTCGTATGCGGAAACAAGCTGAACAAGATGTATTAAAATCAGCTAAACCATCTGCTCAACAAAAACCAAATTTTACAGTTAAAGACCAACAAGCATTAGATTGGGCAAAACAAAATCCTAATGACCCAAGGTCGCAACAAATTAAACAACGATTGGGGTTATAAATGGCAGAATTTAATCCAGACGAATATTTACAATCAAATGAGTTCAATCCTGACGAGTATTTAGGTGTTACTCCAACTGTATCAGTTACAGCAAAAAGACTGCCACCACAAAGACCTATGTCTGAAGAATTAATGCGTCAAGCAGGTTTAACGGGTCGTTATGGTTTAGAAGGACTTGGTTCTATTGTTGATTTAGCACAAGCACCTATTCGTGGCGCAATCAATCTTGCTATGCCTAAAGATAGACAATTGCAACCTGTTTCATTTGGTGGTTCTATTGCTGATGTTTTAGGTTTACCACAACCGCAAACTGGAACTGAGCGAGTAGTTGGTGATATAAGCCGTGCTATTGCTGGTACTGGTGGAGTAATGAAATTAGCTGGTGGGTTATCTCCTACATCAGCAATTGGTCGCAATGTTGCTACATCTTTATCTGCTAATGCACCTACACAACTTGCTGGTGCTGTTGGTGCTGGTGGTGCTGGTGGCTTAACTAGAGAAGCTGGTGGCGGTGAAGTAGCACAAATGCTTGCTGGATTAGGTGGTGGTATTGTTGGTGGTGCTTTAGTTTCACCAAAACCAATTGGCTTATCAAAAGAGCAATTACAAAACATAAATAAAGATAAACTATTAAATACTGCACAAAAAGCAGGTTATATAGCTTTGCCTAGTGATGTTGGTGCTGGTAAAGGTGCAAAAGCACTTGAAACATTGTCTGGTAAATTTAAGTCTGAAGAATTGGCATCATCTAAAAATCAAAATGTTGCTAACAATTTAACTAGAAAATACCTTGGTTTGCCTGAATCAGCTCCGTTAAATGATGATACATTCTCTGCATTACGAGATACTTATGGTGAACCATATAGATTAGCATCACAACTGCCAGTCGGTCAAATTGGCACTACATCAACTAAATCATTAGCTACTGGTAAAGTATCAACCATGCCTGTTATGAAAAATGGCGCACAAATTGTTGATGAATTAAAAATGGCTAGAGATGATGCACGTGCAGCATGGAAGTCATATAATTCTGGTACAGCAAATAATCCTACTGAATTGCGTAAACAAGCTCAAGCATCAGAAAAACTTGTTACTCAATTAGAAAATCAACTTGATTCTTTAGCTAAAGCAGCTAATCAACCAGATTTACTTAAAGCATTAAACGATGCAAGACGTAACATAGCAAAAGTATATACAGTAGAAAAAGCTACTATTGGCGAAAACCTAATTGATTACCGTAAGATTGGCAAAGCAATTGATAAAGGCGCACCAGTTACAGGTGAGTTAGCATTAGCAGGTAAGTTTGCTAAAGAGTTTCCACGTGTAAATAAACCTGTTGCATATGAGCCTACAGCATTTACTTTGCCGGATGTATTTGCATCTGGTGTTGGTCTTGGTATTGATGCTTTAACTGGTGTTCCATTTGCTAGTGGATTCCCTGCTGCACGTGTAGGTAGTCGCTACTTAATGGAATCAGCACCATTCCAACAAAGATACGTTAAACCAAAATATGACCCATTAGTTACTCCATATATTCCATACGCAGGCTTATTATCAACACAAAATCAATAAGGAAATAGCATGACTCCAGAAGAACAAAAAGAACTACACAAGGCAGCATTCAAAGAGGCTATTTCCGAGTGGCTAGACAAACAATTTGCTACGGTTGGTAAGTGGACATTACGTGGCATCTTATCGGTGGCTCTAGGTATGTTTCTGTATGCCTACGCTGCTGCACATGGCTGGGTAATAAAGTGAAACAAGTCATGATTAATCGCATTGCATTATGCGATAAGTGTCGGCAAGCATTTATTATCAACGAGCAGGGCGATGAAACTACCTGTGACAATTGTTTAGCGGAAGACGAGCTAACACATGAGTTGATAGACTCCGGTGACTTGATTGGGATTAATTATGACCGTGCATAAACTATTTGGTATGCAAGACTACTTTCAACACATGGTTGGCAAGACCATAGAAGAAGTGGCTATCTTTGATGGTGAGCTAGTCATATTCCTAGATGACTTGTCCGAAGTATGTATCTTTGAAGACGAAGCAGGTTTGGCAATGCAGATAAACGAACGACCAGAATTGGATGATTAATGAAACATATATTACTTTTTATTACTTTATTCTTTGTAACTACAGTTTATGCCGATGAAACCACGATAAATTACAAAGGGCAGCCAGTTCCTAGTGCTATGGCTCCATCCATGTCAGCCTTTAGCCAAGATGTCTGTAGTATTGGTATTAGCGGTGCTGTCAATGGTGGTATATTTTCTGTAGCCGGTGGCACAATGGTAACAGATAGTAACTGCGTTAAGTTACGCTGGGCTAAGTTCCTAAGTGATAGTGGTCTAAAGGTAGCAGCAGTATCGTTAGCCTGTGCAGCCAACCATGAAAACTGGGTTGCTATGGAAATGTCTGGTTCACCTTGTCCTATAGGTGGTGCTATTGGTGATGCAGCTAGAAAGGCTTGGTATGACTTACATCCAACATGGTTTGAGGAAATATATGGTAAGGATTTTGTCCTTATTACTCCTCTGCCTAATTCTAAAGAGTAATGATGCTAGTGCATACTGTTATGCAACTGCTTGGGAAAATAATATGCCGGTGTACTCAAGCCTTGGTGTGGCTCAAGGTACGACTATGGAATCTTGTCAGCAACTTGCGTGTCAGCTTTTCCCTAATATACCTGAGTGTGGTCAACCTGCTCCACCGCCACCTCCTCCACCGCAACCAACCTGCACCTACAGCGCAGAAACAGAAGAAAGGCAAACCTGTGGGGATAACCAAATCGGCTCGGTCACGTACAAAAGGGAGCAAAACTGTCCAGACCCATACGGCAGCCATGTTGACTCAGGATGGTTTGAAATATCAAACTCTTGTCAGCCAGCTCCTCCAACGTGTCAAACAACTGTTGAAAGTCAAAATTTAGTATGTCCGCAAAACTTCTCTGGCTCAATACAGCAAACAAAGACCAATACTTGCTCAGACCCGTATGGACAACCAACGGAAGGCATATGGACAACGGTGTCAAATTCATGCACACCAAATCCAGCAACCTGTTTAACATCAACTCAAATTAGGACTCTTTCATGTCAAGATGGCTTCATTGGCTCAATAACAGAAAACAGGACTTCTGTCTGCTCCACACCATACAGCGAACCGCTATGGAGCGATTGGACTCAGTCACAAGACACTTGCGTAAAGAGTCAAACAAATCCAACGAATATGACCAGTCCGGTAAACCCAGCGAGTCCGTTGAGTCTACCAGCATCGCCACCACCTGCGCCAGAGCCTCCAGCAGAGCAACCACCAGAGCCACCTCCACCGGAAGCACCGCCTCCAGCAGAAGCTCCACCACCGGAAGCTCCAAAGGCAGAAGCAGCACCACCGCCAACAGCCTCGTCAGGAAGCACAAGTACACAACCATCACAACCAGCCGTGAGTGCGCCAACGACATCCTCAACAGGGAATACGCAGAATACCTCGCCAGTACAAGTGCCGGTAGGGAAGACGTTAGTACAGGGGTTCGGGTTAGTGATGAGCCTAGAGATTTTAAACCGACCGATGCAAACTCAGGAGATTCAATTGAACGATGCATTGGCATACCAGCAGGAGTTACCGTATGAGCTTAGAGGAAATCAAGGAGTCTTACTCCAACTTATCACCGAAAGCAATATTTCTGACGCTTTCAATAATCTTGCCAGCGATAGGTGGGACAGGTTACGTAGGGATAACGACTTACAATCGTGTTATAGCTGCGACTGAAGCAATTGAGGCAGCAAAGCCTTATGACGATGCAGAGTTACGAGCAGAGGTCAATGCGTTAAAGGTTCAATTATCTGCACAACAAGCCTCAGTCAATGTAGTTAAAGACTCTATGGTGACTACATCTAATCAACTTGTATCTATGCAAGAGAAAGTATCTAACGCTATCGGTACAGCGAATGAAGCCAAGGCTACCACTAACGGCAACGTGCGTGAAACTTCAGCATCTTTACTAGGTGTTCGTGAGGAAATGAAAGCTACCCGTGAAGGCATTGAATCACAACTTAAAGCACTTAAACGTGCTACCAGCAACCCGTTAGGCAATTAAGGAAAAATTATGTTATCAATCATATCAGGTCTATTAGGCATCGGTTCTTCTGCCTTACCAAGTTTATTAGGTTTCTTTCAACAGAAAGGTGACCAAAAGCATGAGATGGCTATGGCTCGTTTGCAGACAGAACGTGAAGCTGCTATGGCTGCTGCTGGCTTTGCATCACAAGAAAAGATTGAGGCTATCAAGTTAGATGGCATAGAGATGCAAACATATACTCAAGAACGTGAGGCTTTATATGCACATGACATGAAAATCATGGACAAGGCTTCTCAATCTGTTGTAGACCTTAATGGTAAAGTTCGCCCATACATTGCATTTACTTTTGTTGGCTTACTAGTGCTAGTAGACCTTGTTGGTCTTGGCTGGGCAATCTATACTGGTGTAGAGTTTACAACGGCTATGGGCTTAGTATTTTCTGATGACGAAATGGCTATCGTATCAAGTATAATTGGTTTCTACTTTGGCTCACGTCAATGGGAAAAACACCGTGAAGGCAAGTAAAGAACTATTTAAAATGTTGAAACACCATGAAGGTGTGAGATACAAACCATACCAATGTCCGGCTAAACTCTGGACTATTGGTGTTGGTAGTGTGTTGTACCCAGAACAGGCTAAAATACCATCAAGCATAGAGGGAATGGCTGCTCGTAAAGCGTACCCTTTGAAACCTGAAGACAATCGCAGATGGAGTGAGGAAGAAGTTGACAAGTTATTGGCTAAGGATGTCGCACGATTTGAACGAGGGCTTGCCCGTTATTTACCTATACGACTTTCACAGAATGAATACGATGCTATTCTTAGTTTCTGCTTTAATCTTGGTCTTGGTACATTTCAGAGGTCAACCATCCGTCAGGCGCTTTTGCGTGGGGATAAAATCACGGCTATACAGAGTCTACTCAAGTATAACAAAGCTGGTGGCAAGGTCTTAAAAGGCTTGGACAATAGACGTAAAGACGAAGCAGCATTATTTAATAAACAAGGATAAGTTATGGCAAATTGGTGGGATAAAAATTTAACAGATAAGCAGAAATTCCGCTTGCAAGAGCCAAAAGACCCAAGTTTACTTGATGTCGTTTCTACCGTGCCAAATCCTGTAGGTGATATTGCATCTGGTCTATTAGCTGCACAAGACGTATCTAAAGGTAATTATGGTTCTGCTGCGCTTAATGCTCTTGGCTTATTGCCATTTGTGCCTAGCATGGGTGCTTCTATTAAAAATGTAGGAAAAGAAATAAATGCGTATCCATTAGCACCTGCTGGCACTAGATATCAGGAATATTCTGGCAATCTAACTTATATGACACCTGATGAATATTTAAGAAATGTTAGACCTTTAACTCTTGATGAATCTTCTTTAGATAACATTGCAGATTTAAAAAGACACATTGAATCAGGTGGTAAATTAGACCCATTAGCAATATATCCAAATGGTAAAGAAGATGGAAGGCATAGAGCATATTTAGCAAAAGAGTTAGGGATTACTCAAGTTCCAGTTGCATTGCATGGAAGAACAAAATATGAAATTCAACAAGCTACAGCTCAAAAGAATGCAACATTACCAGTAGCAGAAGGTGGTCTAGGATTGCCAGCAAGTAATACTGCTATGGATAGGGCTAAGGCTTTAGGATTTGATACTTCTGCTTATCATGGAACTAATGCAGATATAGCAAATTTTTCTAATGATAAGTTAGGGTATGCAACTAAAGCAAAATCTGCAAATATGGCTCATTGGTCAACAAATAGACCTGATGTTGCGTCTAGTTATGCTAATTATGCAGCTTTAGATGCCCCTGTAAGTAGATTGCTTGCAGACGCAGATAAAATGGAATCATTGGGTAAATGGGATAAATATGATGAACTTATAACAAAGGCAGAAGAATTGGAGTCATCAAATCAAGCTAACAATCTATTAGGTCAAAATGTTTTGCCTTTAATGATAAAAAAAGGTAAATCTAATAATATGACTGCTATGTCAGAAAATTGGACAGGTGCAGAAAAAAATATCAATTCAGAGTTAAAAAATGCAAAATTAAGCAAGAAAGATTCTTTAGTTATACATAATCTTGATGATGACCCATTTTTTGCAAATAGAGATGCAACTCATTATGCTATTTTTAATCCATCAAACATTCGTTCACGTTTTGCAGCATTTGACCCATTTAGACGTAATGAAGCAGATATACTAGCTGGTGTTGCTCCATTAGCAGTAGGTAGTTTACTTGGATTAAATACATATAACAACATGCAAGAAAAACCAAAGAAAGATAAGAAAAAAACTAAGTAATTATTTCAGCATATCTGAATTGATTGTTAGTCTAGATACTTCACCGTAACGCTTGTCGTATGTTATGACTTTAGCATCACGACCAGTTAGCCATCCACCACGAGCAGAATAAGCATCAGCAGGTGCTAGTGTACGGTGCTGCTCTACTATCATTAGGTTGTTTTCTTTAACGTCTATATGATGCAAATGACCTGTATGGGCATAGGCATACTTGGTGCGACCAAACATTTCACGGAATTGACCAGCAAATACTTCGCTGACATTGTGAACTCTACGCTTGTGACCATGATGGAAGAATAACGCTGTCTTACCAAACTCAAACGCATTGTATGGGTTAGGTGATGTATCTACTGTTACTCTTGGCTCATTCTCGTACATAACGCTAAACCATTCACGTAACCAAATCTGACTAACTGGGTCGTGGTTAGCATCAGCCATAATGATGTGCAAGTTTTGGTGTTTCTGTAACAGCATATCAATGACTGTACGCAATACACGTATAGATGACCGAACTAGTTTTGAGAATCGGGAGTCTACGTCTAGTAAATGTTTAGATGCTGGTGTTACTGCATCCATACCATCAAAGTGTAGAAAGTCTGATAATTGAGCAAACACGGCTTGATTAGCATGAGGCGATTGCTGTATTGCTTGAGCAAACCATTTAATAATCAATTCCTCTGCTATCTTTACATCCCAGTTCTCACCGCATTCTTCATCCCAAGCAAGCATACCCATGTGGTAATCGGTAATCACGTAGCAGTTAAGCAGATTGTCATTGCCTAGCGGTGGAGGCTCTGTCATTGAGATGCGAGGTATTTCTTCTTTCATTGCCTCAACAGCTTGAAGCATAAGCTCCTGCATCTTATTGTCATCAATCCGGCTCTTAACCCATTGCCCACTAGCCTTACCTTCAGCATTGTAGTAGGTAGACACACCACGAACTATAAACGGCTCAGGTGCTACCCTAGTCATATCGTGGTTAGGTGAGTAACCGGCTAGTGCTGCTTTAGCCTTTAAGCCTCTAACAGACACATCAACTACCGTAGCAGTTACACCAAAGAATTTGGCTGCTGCACGATTAGAACCTAGCTCACAAGACTTTGAGTAGTATTCCCATTGTCGGTTAGTAGCATACTGGGCTAACTTATCATCTATTGGAGTTACCATATTTATTCCTATGTTTTTGTTTATTATATACATATTTAGAATAGTATGTAGATATAATTAACCCTACCACAATACCTAGTATAAAAGCCTCTTTGTAGCACAAGATGTAGTCTAACGTATACATTTATACTCTTCTTTCATTGCCTCAATGCCTCGCATAAGCAATACCTCAAAGCCTAGCTGCATTAAGTACATCTTACCTTCTTCGTCTATGTCCAGCTCTGCAATACCGCTACCGTCTGGGTGGTCTTTGATATCGCCTATCAATTCTATCTTCATGTTATTCCCCATATCTAAACTTTTAGTTTAGTTTTAACGACTTTATTGAACCGCTTTGCAATATAGTAGCGACTAAATTGAAGTGCCAAGGTAAGTTGCCTTAACACCACCTGCAAATTGCACCTCTACAGCGCAGTCTTGACCTTTAGTTCCATGTATTAGTTTATAAACTCCAAATCCCATAGAAACTACAGCGACAAGTAGTAACGTTACTACAATTACTGCTGCTCTATCTACACTTGAATCTTTCTTGCAGTCGCAGTTACGACCTTGATTACAGTCACCTCGGCACGGCATATTAATCTCCTATATAACGCTTCTCGTTAAACGTCTATCGTTAATCGTAGTGCAGACCATCGTTCCCATTTTGGGAGATATTGTCTATACGGTCTTCATCCCAGTTAAGCTGGCAACCAGTCCAAGCACATTCTTTAACTGCACTTAAAGTCTTGCCACACACGTTACAGATTGGGTCTTTCTTACGAAAGATACGGTCAAAGCCTTCATCAAACTTTTCTTTTTGTTCTTTGCTGCCAATCTTACTTACTAGGCTATCTCCAGTTACAGGGTTGCTAGACATAGGTAAACTCCATAAATTTATTGGTTTCAAAAGAAGGTCGTGCCATCTAATTTTCATAACACGACCTTGTATGCTAAAACGGTATACTACTTTCTAAATCATCCATTGGGTCAGCCTTTGCTGCTGGTTTAGCTGCACCACCTTCAGATTTTCCACCTAGCAAAGTTACGTCACCAACACGACACTCTAGGCTAGTTTTTTCTGTGCCATCCTTTGCTTTGTATGGGCGCATACTAATCTCGCCTGTAATGCCTATTTGTGTGCCTTTTAGAAGCATTGGCGCAAGTATTTCTGCACGTTTCCCCCATAAGTTGCAGTTCAACCATGTGGTCGTGGCTTTATCACCATAACCAGCAGTTAATGATAGAGAAAAGTTGCAGATTGCATCTTGGTTTGCTGTGTAACTTAATTTTGCATCTTGTCCTAAGCGACCGGTTGCGTTTAGATTATTCATTTTATTTCCTTTAGTTGATGTTGATTAGTTCTGTTTTAATAAAAGTTGATGCTGGGTTAGTAGTTTTATATCTTGTTGCACCAATTTCAGCAGTTTCAATAGATTTAAAATTTCCAAAACAAAAATAATTTCCATTTCTGCTTTTAAAAACATTTACATAAAATGTTAAATTAATTTTTTCCATTATCTAATTCTAGGCATTGGTTTTGAAAGTAAATATTTGTGACCCATTTGTTTTTTAGCCAAGGCTATTTTAGCATCACGGTCTGCCACCTCTTTTTGGCTAGGTGGTGTTAAGCCATATAGTGACTTGATAACCATGTGTTCCACCTTAAAAGCAATTCGTGTTGCAGTTGCCACGGCTATCGCAACAAGTAGTGCAGGTTACCATCTTGCCACCAGATGTATATGTTTGAGTTGTACAGGCTGCGTACGCTGTTGCTGATACTACTAATAATACTAAAGCTATTAAAATTTTGTTCATGACTATCTCCTATTTATTTGTACTAGAATATTTTTTGTATGATGACCTAGTCTTGCTGTCTAACAAACCCCACATTACAGACTTCTGCTCATTATCAAGCGCATCCCATGTTACTTTAGCTTCAGCATGATTGTTGTCAGCAACGAATGCAGTAAAGCCTTCAGCTAGTGAATGCAATATGTCCATCTCTTCCTTGCTGTACTCTGGTGACTTGAGTTCTGGTATTACTGGCTTCTCTGCTCCAGTAGTGGCATCAAGTGCATCATGCTCCACGATTTCCATTGCCGTTACCCACAAGTACCTGCGCTGATATGTTTCTACTGCACCTACGTTTTGCACTTCATGGCAGCCTTTTAACGCTGCGCTACCCATAGGGCTGGTGATAACTATCTGTGAATTGTCATCAACGTCTGTGATAGTCAATGTTGCTAGGTCGGCAGTAAAGCTAACCACACCACACAAGCCAGCATTGCTAAATATGTTGTTGATGGTTGGCAAGAAATCACCAAGCTCAAAGTATTTGTAGCCAGCAAACTTGTTGTGACCGGACTTGCTTAGTTTGGTATTTTGTAACTCTAATCGTGCATTGTTTAATTTTTTGTAAACTGACATATCATTCTCCTTAAATTTCAATCTCTGTGTCTTCTGGTAAACCTTTAAGGTCTAAGAAAGCCTCAAGTGCATCACCTTGCTCAAGTATGTTAATAAGTTGCTCACCATTACCTATGCTGTAGTTGTCATACAGAAACTCTGTAAACTGTGCTTGCAGGTCAGCAATATGCTGTTTGTATTCTACTTCACCAATAACTGACATCTTATGCTCCAATCAACAAGTAAAAGAAAGATAACAATAACATTGCACCAACAAAGCAAATACCTTCTATAACTGGTGTAAGGTCTGTCTTAGGTTTATGGTTTTTGTAATCACGCATTTTTTTCAGCCTCGCTTTGAATGGCAGACATACATACGTTAGCAAACGACTTGGCAAACACAACGAAATCTTGTGCGCTTTGCTCACGGTCTACTTTTCTACCTGCGTTTAAGGAATTGTCGTATGCAATAACCATTGCTTTGAGAGTCTGTGCAATAGCTTGCTCGTCAGCGTAATCTAATACGATTGAAAATATATCGTCTGCTGATGATTGAAATGTATCTGTGATGTGGTCATAAATACGCTCTTCTGTATTGTCATTATGATTGCCACGGTCTTGCCAATCTGGGTCGTTAGTGCAACCAGGATACCAATCTGCGTTATAGTCCATTATATTTCTCCTTACCGTTTCTATTAAGTTAATCGCATAACTTGCTGCGATGTGTGTATAATATCAACAGGAAATAGCCATGTCAAGCATTATTTATACATTTATTTAAAATAATTATGAAAATATCAGAACACCAAGAACAGGTCATGCTAATCACATGGTTCAGAATGCAATACAAGCAATACAAGTATCACCTATGGGCAATTCCTAACGGTGGGTCTAGGCACATAGTAACGGCAGTCAATTTAAAGGCAGAGGGAGTGCTTGCCGGAGTCAGCGACCTATTCTTAATGATTCCTAATAGTAAGTATCACGGAATGTTTATTGAGATGAAGGCAAAGTCTGGCAAAGTGTCAGATAGTCAGAAAGAGTTTATGGCAGCAGCTAGTTCAATGAACTACCTAGCTGTTGTCTGCTATGGTTTTGATGAAGCTAAGACCGCCATAACAAATTACTTGCAAGAAAGAAAAAGTTAGTTTATAGTTATCACATCACTTGACGGTGAACATCGGATAAGCCTTAGTCAACACTCTGCTGGTATCCGCCAGTCCGTCAACATCCCTAAAAAAGATGAGAGTGTTGTCTAAGGTTTTTTTTTGGAGAAACCAAATGCATTACTACCAATTTAACATTGGTGATTATTATAGTCATACAAAGCATTTATCCCCTATTGAGGATATTTGTTATCGTAGGCTACTAGATTATTACTATCTACATGAAAAGCCACTTACTAACGATATTGCAAAATTAGCTAGACTATTAATGCTTAATGAATATCATTTAGAACTAATGACTGTGCTTGATGAATTTTTTGTTATTGTAGCAGAAGGCTTTATAAATCCTAGAGCAGACAAAGAAATTGAACAATACCAAGCATTTAGTGAAGCTGGTAAACGTGGGGCTGCTAAGAGGTGGTCAAAGGATGGTTATAGCAAGGTTATAGGGGGGCTATCAGGGGGTGTACCAAAGGCTAATGCTAAACAAGAAACAATAACCACTAACCATAAACCATTAAACAAATACATACCACCAATTCCTGCGGAATTATTATCTGAATGGTTATCTGTTCGTAAAAAGAAAAAAGCTGGTGATGTAACAGAGTTAGTTTGGAAGGCTTTATTAAGAGAATCTGAAAAACTTAATTGGACACCAGAGCAAGCTGTTACTTATTGTTGTGAAAAAAGTTGGGTTAATTTAGATGCTAGCTGGGTTAAAGACAGACCAAACAAGCCAATGAAAGGTTATGGCTTTGTATCTGACGCACAATTCAATGACTGGCTAGAGTCAGCACCTACACTAGAAAGGATTGCAAATGAATGATTCTAATAAAAAGCAGTTTTGGGGAATGTTAAACGTAGCAATGGAGCTTACTAACAAACCGCCTTTAACGAAAGAAGCCATCTTAACTTGGTGGAACTTACTATCTAAGTACGAGTACAGCGTAGTAGAGAAGGCTGTTAGTCATTGGGTAGACAGCTCAAGCAAGCCACCTACACCACACGATATACTAGGACTATGCAGACCAAAAGACCCAATTTACCAAGCATTGCCAGCACCTGTAAGCCATGAAGACAATAAGGCTCATGCAGATAAGTTAGCTTTGTTTATTCACGAAAGGATTAAGCCTAAGACAGACTATCATGCTTGGGCTAAGCGTATATTACGCAATCCTAAGAACTTCCCAGATACTTCAGTTATTGCTGCAAAAGAAGTGCTAGGAGAACATTATGATACGAAATCGTGAACACATGAGAAGCATTGTCAATTTTGACAACATGACATTTGGCAAGATAACTCCAATGGATTTAGATGCGTTTATGGAGTTTAACAACAAGCTATACATATTTATTGAAACAAAATACTTAGATGCACAAATGCCATTTGGTCAGCAGCTTGCTTTAGAACGTCTTTGCGATATGTGTTACGAAACAGGAAAACAGTCATTTGTATTTTTAACATCTCACGTAGACCATGACGAGATTGACCTAGGCAATTCGCTTGTATCTAAATACAGATGGAAAAAACAATGGCACGAACCAAACTCACGAATTACATTGCACGATGCTGTTCTTAAACTAAAAGAGAAATACGCATGAAATGGATTGAACAGGACAAGTATCACATTAGCTCTGGCGCATGGACTATAGCAAAATACTTTTCACCTACCGGCATCAAGTATGGTCTTAGTCATCGCAATAAAAACTTAGGTTACTTTGACACGGTTGAGCAAGCTAAAAGAAAAGCCAAGTAATTGTTGCATATTTTATACAGCGTGATATATAATAAATCATCAACGACAGATAGGGTTATATATGACACACACAGAGTTAAAAGAACTACGCAGTAAAACAGGTTTATCACAGAAAGAGTTTGGCACTAAGTTGTTTAAGACTAGGGATAGCATTGCCAAGTACGAGTCTGGCAAGTTTACGATTCCTGCTTACATGGACATTTTAGTAAAGGCTGTGTTTAGTGACTGAGATAAGCTGCAATGAGTTTATTAAACGTATGAAGGCTGCTGGGTTTACTGGTAAGTTTCGTGCAACAGATGGCACTAGGGTAATAACTGGTGAAATAAAGCAAGACTCAACAATAGAAACGGTGAAAGTTAAGACTTCTACGGAGTCAAGACAAAAAATAAAGGATATGTTTAAAAATGGAAGTTAAGAATTTTAATATCAGCACAAGCAATCTGCCTTACTTGTTTGAAAAGATTAAGGCACTAGATTTGTCACAGGGTTATGTGGCTAACGTAACAATCAAGTCAAACACACGAAACTTAGAACAAAACGCTAGACTATGGAAACTGTATGGTGCGATTGGCGAGTATATTGGCGAGTCACCAGATAAGATTCATGAACTTATGGGATGGAAGTTTTTACGCAGCCAGTCTGTAGTCAATGGCGAAACAATTGAAGTCATTAAAAGTACAACCAAATTATCTACCGCAGAGATGGCAGACTACCAACGTCACGTAGAGATTTGGGCTGGCACGATTGGGTTTGTGTTCAATGAGTAAAATCACACAATCAGCCAAAGGCGAGAACTGCACAGTCAGAATTATTGGCTACTGCAATGGCAATCCGGAAACAACCGTTCTAGCGCATTTAAGTGGCATTAGGTATGGACACGGTACTGGTCAGAAAGTAAATGACCTACACGGTGCTTATTGTTGCTCTGGATGCCACGATGCTATAGATGGAAGAGTAAGAACTAACCACACAAGAGATGAATTAAAGTTATCGCACCTAGAAGGTGTAATTGAAACGCAGTTAAGATTAATTGAGAAAGGTTTATTATGATTGTCTTTCGTAAAAAAGTAGATGCATGGGTAGTAACAGCTAGGGATTCAGACTGTCAGATTATCCACATAGGTGACTACAAGACCCAAGAAGAAGCAAAGGCAGCAGAGCAAGCATATAGAGATAAAAAACTAGCAGACTCGTACGCACAACAAGAAGCAAAGCTAGACAGGATGGCAAAAGAGATGGTTGCTAGATATAACGTCTACCTAGAGTTTTGCGTATTGCCTAAGACTTTAACAGACATGAAGCAACAATTAGATGATGACAAGAATACTGCATCTAATACCATCAAGAGCTTAATGGCTAGAGGCTTTATGAAAAGCATTATTGTTAGCGACACCGGCACACGTAAATATTACAGCTTTGTCACTACCAAGCTAATGACCTACGAGGATGCATTAGAGTATGTATCACCTAAGAAGTACAAAACTAAAGTTAGCGAGAATACACCAACAATTGAAGGTGCTAGGGTCATTAATTTTGATGACAGAAAATTAAGCAATCTATATATGACTCAACGTGCAATAGACCGAGCTAACATGAAATCACCTAAGAACTATACAAGTGGTGCAACAATGTCAGGGAGTGATTGGTAATGAGAGTTACTAGCGATGGTTCAAGCGCAAGCTACTACGAGTTGCCAAATAATGCTAGTGAGTTGCAAGACTTGATTAGCGCAAAGAATATGAACGCACAAATCGGTGAGATATTTCGTGAGTGCTACCGTTATGGTCAAGCATCACATTGTGACGAAATAAGGGGAATTAAAAAGATACTATTCTATGCTAATGCAGAACTTAAAAGATTAGCCAGTCAAGAGAAATCCTGACCGGCTATTGAGTAGTAACAAATATGTTACTTGTTCATTACGTACATAGTTACTTCAAAGCCAAAACGCATTTCTGTAGCTGCTGGAGTTGTCCACATGATATTAGTCCTTAATCTGTACTAAGCAAGATTGCTTGTATGTAATAATGCACCAATTGTTATAGACTACATATAGTAAAAACCATTAAATAATAGGAACAACATGATTGATTTAAGATTGGGTGATTGCTTAGAAATAATGAAGTTAATGGAAAATAATAGCATTGATTTAACAGTTACTAGTCCACCTTACGACAACCTACGCACATACAATGGATTTACTTTTGACTTTGAAGGCATAGCGCAAGAGTTATATCGTGTTACAAAAGATGGTGGTGTAGTCGTGTGGATTGTTGGCGATGCTACGGTTAAAGGTAGTGAGACAGGCACATCATTTAGACAAGCATTGTATTTTATAGAATGTGGCTTTAATTTGCATGACACAATGATTTGGGAGAAAACAGCAATATTTCCACATCATATAAATGCAAAAAGATATAAACAACAATTTGAATATATGTTTGTATTTACAAAAGGCATTATAAATACACATAATCCAATATTTGATATTCCAAATAAATCAGTAGGAAAATTAATTAATATTAAATGTAAAATTAAAACTAAAAATAATGGAAAATATAATGGCAAAACTAAGTTAATTGAATCGTCTGAATACAGAATGAGAAGTAATATTTGGAAAGAAAGCCAAAGTGGATATAAAGGACATCCAGCACCATTTCCAGAAAAATTAGCACATGACCACATTATTTCATGGTCAAATGAAGGCGATACAATATTAGATTGTTTTATGGGAAGCGGAACGACAGGTAAAATGGCTAAACAATTAAACCGAAACTTTATTGGCATAGAGATTAGCCAAGAGTATTTAGACATAGCAAAAGCACGTATTGGTGATGTATTGACGCAAAGTAAAGGATATGATATAGTCACGTAAAGATTTATAGTATTGCGATTTTGCATTACTTTTTTATTCCAGCGACAGTACATCGCTAGAAAGCAATCATCGCCCCCCAGACGTGGTAGGGTAGACTCCGAGGCAGTCTAGTTGCGAGAGCCTCCTATTTTTTAGGGAATAACTATGGCAAAAGGTTTGTTAGACACAAAGACTACTATTGGCACAGCCAAAGAGATTGCTGACAACACCAAGAATGCCATTGATAACTATTCTCTTGGAGCTATGAACCCAAGTTTGCCTAATACCGAGTACTGGGCAAAGATGGCTAAGATGTTCCGAATCACACCAGCAGAAGTCAAACGTCAACGATGCGGTAACTGCGAATACTACGACAATACTCCAGAAATGTTTGAAGAAATGGAGGCAATCCCACTTAACAAATACGACTTATACGATGGTCAAGCTCAACGTGGCTGGTGTCATAAGCTAGATTTGATTTGCCATAACTCACGTTTATGCAGCGTATGGGAACGTAAAGATTTTGAAACTGAGGAAGACTAAAATGCGAAACATGGATAAGATTGCAGAAAAGATTGGCAAAGTAATGGGCGAGTATAAAGATAAAGACCTTCATTCTGGTAAAGGTGGCAAGGTCGTTAAGTCACGTAAACAAGCAATTGCTATCGCACTCAGCGAAGCAAATAAAATGAAGGGTAAATAATTATGAGTATAGTCGCAAGAGACCAAGGTGGTACTGTAGTAGATGCATACACACCATCCACATCACAAGTATTTGCTGTAGGCAATACAACAGCACAATCAACTGCATTCGGTTCAAACACTACTTTGGTACGTGTATCGTGTTCTTTAGGGCATTGCCATGTAGCATTTGGCACTAATCCAACAGCTTCTGTCACTACTAGCATGATGATTTCAAATAACAGCACATCAATATTTAAAGTTAATGCTGGTGATAAAATGGCTTACATTAAAGATGCAGCAGTAACATCATCAACAGTCTGCGTAACTGAGTTAGTGTAATGGCTAAACAAGGTCTTTACTCAAACATTCACGCAAAGCGCAAGCGTATTGAAGAAGGCTCTGGCGAAAAGATGAACAAGGTAGGCTCTAAAAAAGCACCATCATCACAAGACTTTAAAGATGCAGCCAAGACAGCTAAGAAACCAGCAAAGGCTAAGAAATAATGGCTAAAGACCCACGATTAGAGAGAGCTGGTGTTACTGGCTTTAACAAACCAAAGGCAACTCCAGACCATCCAACCAAGTCACACGTAGTAGTAGCAAAAGATGGTGACGAGATTAAGACTATTCGCTTTGGTCAACAAGGTGTAAAAGGCAGTCCAGATAACAGCAAGCGTAACGAAGCATTTAAGGCACGTCATGCTGATAACATTGCTAAAGGTAAGATGTCTGCTGCTTACTGGGCGAACAAGGTTAAATGGTAGATGAACGACCATTGGTTTATTATCCTGTTAGCTGTTGTGGCTAATATAACTTTAGTTATAAATGCCGTTCACCATTGGTAACTTATGGACTATAGTCAGATACTAGGATTATTATTTAACAACCCATCTCAACAAGGTGGGTTAAATGCTTTAAACTATCCTAGTCCTTATGGTCTAAGAGCATACGAATTAAAAGATAAGCAAGGCAACATAACAGGATATGGTGGCGAGATGATGCCTAAGTCTACTGGTTGGCTAGGATTGCTTACTGGTCAAGGCAAGTTAAAGGGTAGTGACGTTACAGAGTATTCTATAGGCGATGAAAGAGGTGACTTTCCAACAGTAGTTCCTACGCTAGACGAATACGAAAGACTATCAATAGCAAAAGGGATAATAACTCCATCTATTGCTAAGAAAGCAGCAGCATACAGAGATTTAATGCAATCACAAGGTCAATCTCCTTTTTATAACGCAAGTGGCATGAAATAATTTTAACAACAGGGTGACCAACCTATAAGGAGTCACAAGACAATGGAAGACAAAAAACTAGCTGGTAGACCTATGGGTCGTAGACATCAAGACGATGTAAGAAGTAAGATTCAAGCCTCGGCAATCATCAATAGATTAATGAAAGCCTACGATGGTGAAATTGAGCTAACAGCAACACAAGTTAATATCGGAAAAACTTTATTAGACAAAGTCTTACCTGATTTAAAGTCAGTAGAGATGAGTGGCGATGCAGAAGCTCCTATGGTGATGAAAATCATTACAGGCGTACCTAATGACTGATGAAGTATTAGAGTATGAAGAAGTTGAGGAAGCACCACCAGATTTAGGTTACAGACCAAGACAACCTCAGCTAGATATTCATAGAGCGGTAAATAAGAATCGCTTTACTGTAGTAGTTGCACATAGACGTATGGGTAAGACTGTTTCAGCTATCCTACATCTTATTAATGCAGCATTAAATAACGAACAGAAGAACCCTCGTTACGCTTACATTGCACCAACGTATGCCCAAGCTAAACGAGTAGCATTTGATTACCTTATAGAATATACAAGACCATTGGGTGCTACAGTCAACATTGCTGAATTGCGTGTAGACTTCTTAGGTAGACGTATTAGCTTATACGGTAGTGAGAACGGTGACAGCTTACGAGGTCAATACTTTGATGGTGTTGTGCTAGACGAGGTCGGTGACCAAGACCCAAAGATTTGGAATGAGATTGTAAGACCGGCACTAGCAGACAGAAAAGGATTCTGTTTGTTTATTGGTACTCCTAAAGGCAACAATCACTTTAGAGAGTTCAAAGAACGTGCAATGGTCACAGAAGGTTGGAAGTTCTTAGAGTTTAAGGCTAGTGATACTGGCATACTAGACCCACAAGAGTTGGCTAGTGCTAAGAACGAGATGGGCGAGGACAAGTACAAGCAAGAGTTTGAGTGTAGCTTTGATGCGCCAGTAGAAGGTGCTTACTATGGGTCACTACTACATGCAGCCGATAACGAGAATAGAGTTACTAAGATTCCTAAAGACGAACTGGCAAAGATTGTTTGTAGCTGGGATTTGGGTGTCAGCGACAGTACGTGTATTTGGGTAGCGCAGATAGTCGGCAAAGAGATACAGCTAATAGATTGCACAGAGAACCACGGAGTCGGACTTGATTACTATGTTAGTTGGTTACGTGATAATGGTTATGACAAGGGTCAGCAGATTCTTCCGCACGATGTAAGAGTCAGAGAGATGACCACAGGGCGCAGCCGGTTAGAAGTCTTAATGGAAGCTGGACTAGATGTTACTGTAGCACCAAGCCTATCTATAGCAGATGGCATTCAAGCAGTCAGACGTATGCTGCCTAGATGCTGGTTTGACATGGAGCGCACAAAGAACGGTCTAGTGGCATTGCGTAACTATAGACGTGAGTTTAACGAGAAGCAGAACGTGTTTTACGATAAGCCAGTTCACGACTGGTCATCACACTTTGCAGATAGCTTTCGTTACATGGCAATAGGATTAGTAGAAGTAGATACAACATGGTCTAAACCATTACAACAAAATAAGGCATGGGTCGTATAATGATGAATCAAGAAGAATTAAAGGCACTATGTGCTGACGAAATCAATAACGCTATTGGCTACTTAGAGTCCGATACTGTTCAAGAACGTGCTGATGCCATGAACTACTACTTCCGTGACAAATACGGAACTGAGGTAGAAGGTCGCAGCCAAGTAGTTACCGGTGAGGTAGCTGAAGCCGTAGATGGTGCATTGCCACAATTAATCCGTGTATTCACATCATGCGAGGATGCAGTCCGCTTTGAGCCGACTAAAGATGGTGAAGAAGAACTCGCTGACCAAGCTAGTGACATGGCGAACTGGGTATTCTATAAAGACAACGATGGCTTCCTAATCCTACACAACTGGTTCAAGGATGCATTGCTACAGAAGGTCGGTGTTGTTAAAGCCTACTGGGAAGAGAAGAAGGACACCATCAAAGAAAAATACAAAGGGCTGACTGATGACGAGTTAGCCATGATTATGCAGACTGGTGAGTGGGAAATTACCAAGCAAGTGACTGACATTGTTATTGGCATTGATGGTTTACCTTACAACACACATAACGTAACGATTGAGCGCATCCAAGATGACAGCCGTATCGCTATTGAGAACGTACCGCCAGAAGAGTTCCTAATTAGCAAACGTGCTAAGACCATTGAGGACTCACCATTCACAGCGCACCGTAGAATGATTGCTCGTGGTGACTTGATTGCTATGGGCTACGAGAAGTCTATCGTAGATACTATCCCAGCCGGTGACCGTTTAGAGTATTCACCAGAGCGTTTAGCACGTTTTGGTCGTGACGAGATGCCAGACTATGCACAGTCCAGCGACCTATCAATGGAAGAGGTAGAGATATTTGAGTGCTACATCAAGGTAGACACAAACGACAATGGCTTGCTAGAGTTACGCAGGGTTATCATCGGTGGTGAGCAAATCCTATCTAATGAAGAGTGCGACTACGTGCCATTCCACTCTGTATGCCCGATTCCTATCCCACACAAATTCTTTGGTCAGTCACTAGCCGACAGGACAATGGACTTACAACTAACCAAGTCTACTATCCTACGTCAGATGCTAGACAACTTATACCTAACAAACAATGCCCGTGTTACAGCCGTAGAGGGTCAAGTTAACCTAGATGACTTGCTAACATCTACTGCCGGTGGTGTTATCCGTGTTAAGAATCCTCAAGCAGTAAACCAACTAACGGTAGCAAACACAGCCGGTCAATCATTCCCGATGATGGAATATCTAGACGGTGTACAGGCTAAACGTACTGGTGTTAGTGACCTACAGCAAGGTCTTGATACTAACGTGCTTCAGAACACTACAGCAACAGCCGTGGCAGCCATGATGCAACAGTCAGCAGGTAAGCTAGAGCTAATGGCTCGTATCTTTGCTGAAACAGGTGTCAAATCATTATTCCGTGGCATCTTGCACCTACTATGCAAATACCAAAACCAAGCTAAGACAATCCGTATGCGTGGCAAATGGGTATCTTATGACCCACGTGAATGGTCTAACCTATACGATGTATCAATCAACGTAGGTTTAGGCAACGGTAACCGCCAAGAGCAGATTGCTATGCTACAAATGATTATGGCTAAACAGGAAGAAATCATCGGCAAGTACGGTGCTAACAATCCATTGGTGACTGTAACGCAATACCGTAGCACTCTTGGTCGTATGATTGAGATGGCTGGCTTCAAGGACACAACTTCATTCATTAATGAGATTACACCAGAAGTTGAGCAGCAAATAATGCAACAAGCAAGCCAAGCACCGGCTGACCCTAACTCAGAGGCAGCGCAGTTATACGCTAGGGTAGAAGAACAAAAGGCTCAATTGTCTGCACAAACTAACCAAGCCAAACTACAACTAGACCGTGAGCAAATGCAAGTAGAGAATGCTCGTAAAGAACTAGAGTTCCAACAAAAACAAATGCAACTTGAGGGCGAATACCGTATCAAGGAAGCTGAATTGCAATTGAAACAGATGGAGCTAGAGATGAAGTCACAAGCAACTGATGGAAAACTACAGACAGAGCAGCTTAACGCTATTATGTCAGCCATTACTAGCTTGAATGAAATGGTAAAAGGTGGTATAAAGGCTGAACCACAAGATATGGAAGATTACGGTGTATAATACACAAGATATAGTGGGAAAAGGGTAAAATATGGGTTACCAAGCACAAAATAGGCAACAAGACCAAGGGCAAGTTTATTACGATGCTGATACAGGGCAATACTATACTATGCCAGCTAGGCAAAACACGTTTTTTAATCCCGTGCTTGGCATGATGAAAAGTAAAGCGCAACGTAATTATATTAATGACTTTAATAATCAGTCTATGACTGCAAAGCCAGCGCAACAATTTACTCCAATTGATATTGCTGCATTATTCCCAGAGTTATATCAAGCAGCGACAGGTATGCAAGGTGATTCACAAGCTAGTGCCGGTTTACTTGGTGGACAAGGCGCAGCACAATCAGCATCTAGCGGTGCTGGAAGGTTCATGTGACCAAATCAGAGTGGGCAAACAATATGCTCCAAGACCAAAATTTCTTGGAAGTATTTAAAGAGATGGAAGAATTACAGATGCAACGGTGGTCTAACTCACCGCTTTATGATTACGATGAGCGACAAGATGCTTACACAAAGCTAACGGCTATTCGTGAAGTAATGGCTCATATAGTTGGCATGGCAGATGACCGCAAGATTAATGCCAAACGCTGGAAGATTTTATAGTATCTATAAAACGTGGCTAGGCGCACTAGCATTTGGAGATTTAAATGACTACCGACACCAACCCTAACGGGAGTGACACACAAAGTACTGGAACTATCAATGAAGCACAAAACGCATTCTTAGGTTTAATGGATGCATCGGAAGCACCCACAGAAGGGCAAGCAGAAGAGCAACTAGAACAAGAGAATGAGCAGGTAGAAGAGCAACAAGAAGAGCAAGGCGATGATAGCTCAGAGGAGTCTAACTCAGACCAAGACGAACAACGATTTCAAGTTAAAGTCGGTGGCGAAGAGAAAGAACTAACCTTAACTGAACTAAAGTCACTAGCTCAACAAGGTGCAGACTATACCAAAAAAACGCAACAAGTAGCAGAGCAACGCAAAGCACTACAGGCTGAACAACAAGCTATTGAAGAAGCCAAGTATATGCGTGATGCTTATGCAGAACGGTTGCAAGCAATGGAGCAGTTACTGAGTGCTCAACAACCAGTAGAGGATTTAGAGTCTTTAAAAGAATCTGACCCTATCGGTTACGCTGTACGAGTGGCAGAGATATCGCAGAACAAAGAGAAGTTATACGCAATACAAGCTGAAAGACAACGCATTGCAGAGATGCAACAAGCCGAGCAACAGCAAGGAATGCAGGAATATCTATCTCAGCAGGCTGCCGTATTGTCTGAATCACTACCGGAATACAGCGACCCAGTAAAAGGCGAGGCACTAAGGTCAGATTTGCGTAAGTTTGCAAAGAACTTAGGATTCTCAGACCAAGAGCTATCGGCAGTACGAGATGCTCGGCACGTTATGGCATTGTATAAAGCAATGCAGTACGACAAATTACAACAGTCTAAGCCTCAACTAAACAAGAGGGTTAGTGAACCGCCTAAGACGATTAAGTCTGGTAACAGTAATTCATCTGTAAATACTGACCAAGCTAAAAAGACTATGGCTCAATTACAAAAATCAGGCAAGGTGCGTGACGCTGCATCTGTCTTTGAAAACTTTATTTAAGGAATTATCATGGCAACATATCAAACCTATACCAGTATCGGTCTACGTGAAGACTTAGCTGATGTTATTTACAACATCTCACCTACCGATACCCCATTTATGACATCTGTTGGTAAAACTGCAGCTACTGCTGTATACCACGAATGGCAAACTGACAGCTTATCTGCTGTTAACACTTCTAACGCTGTAGTTGAGGGCGCAACTGCATCTGATGCAACATTGTCACCTACTACTCGTGTTGGTAACCGTACACAAATTTCACAAAAAACCATCAAAATTTCTGGTACTTTGGAAACTGTAAACAAAGCTGGTCGTAAATCAGAGAAAGCATACCAATTGGCTAAGGCTTCTGCTGAAATCAAACGTGACATGGAAGCTATCCTATTAAGCAACCAAGTTGCTTCTGCTGGTGACTCTTCTACTGCTCGTGTTTTGGGTGGTCTACAAACATGGTTGAACTCAAACTACTCTGGTGGTACTTCTGGTACTGCTGGTTCTTTGGGTACTACTGCTCGTGTAACTGGTACAGACCGTGCTTTCACAGCAACTATCTTAAACAACGTGATTCAATCTACTTACGTTAACGGTGGTTCACCAACAATCTTGATGGTAACTCCAGCACAAAAAGTAGTTGCATCTACATTTGCCGGTATCGCTACTCGCTTTAAAGATGTACCTAGCAATGTTCAAGCAGCCATCATCGGTGCAGCAGACGTTTATGTTTCTGACTTTGGTACTATCTCTATCGTGCCTAACCGTTTCATTCCTAACACAGACAATGATGACGTAGCATTCTTATTAGACCCTGAAATGGCTGCTGTATCTTACTTGCGCCCATTCCAAACTAATGAGCTTGCAAAAACTGGCGATGCTGATTTAACTCAGTTGCTAGTTGAGTACACATTAGAAGTTAAAAACCAAGCAGCACACGGTATCATCGCTGACTTAACCTAATAGTTAGTTAGATATGTGGGGAGGGGAAACTCTCCCCCATTACGAGGTCTTATGAGTAATACAATATCCAACGGCATTACCAATACATCGTTTATTGATAACGGTGACCAATTAGTTATAGCTAAGAGCCAAGACATAACTGGCATACTTGAGAGGAATAAGCGTGAGTACGCTGCTCAAGACGAACGTAAAACATGGGGCAATGATGCATTGAGTAACAAGGTTGCATCTATACCGCTTACAGTTTTCTCCGAATTAGAAAAGCAAGGCATAACACGAGGCTTTGCTGTGATAGATAAGAAACGATTTAACGAATGGTTAAATAATCCTGATAACAGGGCATTTCGCACAAGGGCAGGGCGCATCTAATGGCATTGACAAACTACGCAGACTTACAGACTACGATTGCCAGTTACCTAGCACGTAGCGATTTAACGGCAATGATTCCTGACTTTATTAGGCTTGCCGAAACACGACTACGCAGGGAGTTGCGTATACGTCAAATGCTAAAGGTAGTAACCACCACAGCAGTAGCCGGTGACTCTACAGTAGAGCTACCATCAGACTTCTTGCAGATGCGTGACCTGCACGTAGCAACAAATCCAGCAGCAACATTAGAGTATCAGTCACCAAGCAACTTATTTCGTAATGCTCGCACTATGGAATCTGGTCTTCCACATCAATACACCGTACTAGCTCAAGAATTTCAACTAGCTCCAATACCGGACAGCAACTATACGCTAAGTATGTTGTACTACGCTGCACCTACATTTTTAAGCAACTCAACACCATCTAACGCATTTATGGCTATCTGTCCAGACTTGTTACTTTACGGTGCTTTGGGTGAGGCAGAGCCTTACATTATGAACGATGCAAGGTTACAGACTTGGGCTTCATTGTATGACCGTGGTGTAACTGCTTTAACAGTATCAGATGACCAAGGCGAATACGCTGGTTCACCAATCTCAATCTCAATAGCAACACGATAAAGGATTTATTATGTCAGAAATGTCCAACTACCTAGAAAATGCGCTGATTAATGTAACGCTACGAGGCACAGCTTACACAGCTCCAACAACAATCTACGTGGCACTTTACACAAGTGACCCTACAGATGCTAACACAGGTACAGAGGTGTCTGGTGGCTCTTACGCACGTACATCAGTAACATTTGCTGCACCATCAAACGGTGTTAGCTTATCTAACGCAGACTGTACATTCCCACAATGTACATCTGCATGGGGAACGATAGGTTGGATTGGTCTAATGGATGCATCAACAAGCGGTAACTTGCTATATCACACTCCACTAGATGCTTCTAAAACAATTGATTCAGGTGATATATTTAAGATTGCTTCCGGCAGCCTTTCAGTAACATTATCTTAGGATAAAACATGGCTCTTATAGTCAAGGATAGGGTACAGGAAACAACGTCTACCACAGGCACAGGTACACTTACGCTTAGTGGTGCTGTATCAGGCTTTCAGACATTTTCGTCTGCTATTGGCAATACTAATACAACATACTATTCAATTGTAGGTGATAATCAATGGGAAGTAGGCATTGGTACTGTCGCTGCCGGCACTTTATCCCGTGACACAATCCTATCATCATCTACTGGGTCTGCCGTATCATTTAATGCCGGTGTAAAGAACGTATTTGTTACCTATCCTGCTGACAAATCCGTGACCATAGATGGGGCGCAAACACTTACTAATAAAACATTAACAAGTCCTACACTAACTACTCCAGCATTAGGCACTCCTGCTTCAGGTGCTTTGACTAACTGTACAGGTTATACATATGCAAACTTATCAGGCACAGTTCCTACTTGGAATCAAAATACAACTGGTACAG